TAAACTCAATACGTTGTGCATAATGCAATCTTTTGTGTATTGCGCTCATTACTTTGGTGCCTCGTTCAAGCAAAGCTACAGTTGTGCCAACAGGCATTGCTTGGTTCATGTCACCTACATTCATGTCTGCTATGGCTGCAAATCTTTTACCTGAATCAACCAAAATACCTAATAGTTGCATAAGCACGTTGCTAGGCTCTTTTATTGGTAAAGGAATAAGGTTTTCTCTTAAAGATCCTCCTGTAGTATCAATGTCTCTAAACTCACCTGGTTGTAGTGGATCATCCTCATCTCTTATGCGCATGCCTCTTGCTTTAAAACCAGCAGGAAGGTTGGCTAATGTACCAGCATCAATAAGTTGTCGCAATATTGAGGTTGATGCTTTGGAAAGACCACCGATCATGTGCGATAAGCCTAAGCCATAAAAGCCTAATCCTGGTAAAAACTTATATTGAACAAAATAGTTGATTTTGTTCTTCAACACGTCGTTTTCTCTGTAGTTTCTACGGATTGAAAGGATTTTTTGCGAATCTTCCTCTATGGTAACAATATATGGTAACTTTAATCCTGTAGGCATGCCTTGGGCATCTAAATCTTCAAAACCCTCTATGTCTAATACTGTATGCACTTCATAAACCGTTCGGTTTCTATTTTCTTTGTAGCTTGGTGAGATACCTTGTATATCATCTATAGCTTGTTCAATCTCGTCTAAGTCTTCGCTATATGATCCAGAGCCTATGTCTACATTTGCATAAAAACCAGAAACCTGTTGTTTTTTAATTTCATTAGCAGACATGCTTATAGAGTGTGTTATTCTTTCAGCTGAACTGATATCGGCTGCCTCGTATGGGACTATAAGGTCCTCAGGCGCTACAAACTTAGCTACTGCTCTGTTTAACACAAAATCAAAATATATTTTTTTAAAACAAGAGCCAGCAAGCGGTAAGTAAAACAACATTTGATCTAGTTCAGGATCATATTCGTCCATTTCATTCATAATGTAATAGTTCATAAATTCTTGAACTCGCTCTGCTTGGCTTTCTGTCTCAATTGTTCTAGCGCCAACTATTTCTGTTTTTACTGGTCCTTTTGCTGGCAACATTTCTTTATAAGCCTGTGCTTGGAACTGTGTGACTGCCTCAGCCAAGATAGGATGCACGACTCCAGATGATCCCTCAAAGGGTTGTGATCTAGTGTCGTCAAACTTCATGCCTAAGTATTTCAAACCATCGGTATATGTTTTTTCCCACTCAGATCTAGACTGTTTGTCAGAATCTATCGCATCTAAGAGATCGTTTGATATTTTTTCTAAGGTGTTAAGATCTATAAAATCAACTAAATTAGCATCGAAGCTCATTTGTGGCTGTGGTGGTGCCTGTATGTCATCGTCCAGTAAGACTTGTTCTTCATTTACCAACACTTGTGCTGCTGCTTGTATTTGCTCGTCTCTAGTAGTATCAGGAACGATATTTACCGCTGATCCTTGCACTTTTACATCTGGATCATTGTTGGTGCCTAATTTATCTATAGCCATATTAATGTATTACTTTATTTTTAAGATCTTCTTCAAAACCTATTTCTGTTCCTATAATAGCCTCTAATTCTCCATCAAGCAAAAGACCATGGTATTCTGCAATTAGTTTTGCTGACTCTAAGCTCGGCGCATGTATTAATGGCCCAACATATTCTGTGCCATCCCATAAAAACCTAGTTGCGTAAGTTTTTAGTAATAAACTGTCCTGTTCTTCCTTAATAATTTCACCTCATCTTGGTAATCTTCATACAAAGATATGAAGCCACCTTGCCTAAATCTCATCAAAGCCATTGTAGCACTATCACAATAGTCATCATAATCGCCAAAAGGAAAGGATGCCATCTCTTCAATAACTTCTTCTGCAAAATCTTCCTCAGGTGCCCAGACCATGCCTGATTCAAATATAGGAGCCACACTATTCATACGCGCTACTTTGTCTTGTCCCCTACTTGGCGTGTAAGAAGTCACGGGTATGCCCATACGACGTAATTCATGCGTCAGCGGTGTTCCTGAGGCTTTAGCTTCAATCAAAACACAATCTGGCTCCCAATATCTATATTCTTCTAAAGCCAGTTTTTTTAACTCGGGAAAGTCACACCTGACCCTTTTTGCGTCGAGCAAAATAATTTCATCGTTGTTTTCATCACCTCTATTAAATATGGCCCATGTTGTTATGGCTGAGTAATCAGCCGTTTCTTTTTTTGAAAACGCAGTATCGTAGCTTTGTATGACATAACTGTAAGGCGGCACATCCTCATCTTCCCAGCGATTCCACCATTCTCTTTTGACAATAGATCCTTCCTCAGCTGTTGGGTTTTGCATCCATTGACTGTTCCATTTAGATATAGGTAATGATGCTTTCACTCCTAATAATTCCTCTTTCTTCCAAAACTCAGGCCACAACGGCTTTTCTGACTCTGGCATAATCGCAGGAAACTCAACAACTTCCCACTGATCTGCATTTTCATCGCCTTGTTTATTAAGAACCTTGCCAACCAAATCTTTAGTGCTCCACCTTGTCATTACTATCACAATAATCCCACCTGGCTGTAAACGCTGTCGTGGACCAGAGGTGTACCATTCATAAGCTGACTCTAACGCTTTAGGTGAAAGTGCATCTTGCTCGGAGTGTGGGTCGTCAATAATTAATAAATCGGCACCACGACCTGTAATAGCACCACCGACACCAGCTGCAAAAAACTCGCCATCCTGATTGCTTGTCCAACGCCCAGCTGATTTGTTATCTGCTTGTAGTTTAAGTTCAGGAAAAATGTGTTGATACTCTGTGCTATCAATTATGTTTCTAACCTTTCTACCGAACCTAACTGCAAGTTCCGCCGTGTGTGTAGTTTGTATAATTTTTAAATTTCCTCTTCTGCCCATCATCCATGCAGGGAAAAAAGTTGACGCAAACTCAGATTTTGAGTGTCTCGGTGGTAGACAAACTATAAGTCTTTTCAGTTTGCCATCAGCTATTCTGTTAAACTTATCTGCAATAATTTTGTGATGCCTACCTTCGATAAAATCAGGCCACATGTGCTTTATAAAACTTATAAAATCCTTCTGACAACCGTCTTGTTTTTCTAGTTGATCGTATCTTTGCAGTAAAGCTACTGCCTCAGCTTTATCCTGCTCTGATAAAATATCAAAATCTTTAAATGATACATCGCTCATAATCGAGCTGAGAAACAAGGTAGCGACGATATTTTTTGCAACTCAGCTCTAAGCGTAAAACGCCTAGCTGTAGTATTACATACTGTTATACTTCGTGCCATTCCTTGCCTTCAAATAACAAAGATTCAGCCAATCTTCTTCGCTCTAAACCTGGCAAAACAACTTTTTCTCCATTTACTCTTGCTTTATTCCATTTGCGCATTTGATGTGGTACTTCATCTTTTTTATTGTCATTTAAAACTTTTAACATTGTGCTGCTATTTAGGTTCGTTGGGCCTAGGTTATATGTCCAAGCTACTAAAGCATCAAATTCATTTTGTTCTAATGGCACTAATACAGAGTCACTTACATAAGCTCCATACACAGGCAGCTCCTCCTCTAACCACTTATCTGCTTGTTCTTGTGTACATGTGTCGCCTTCTTTTACATTTTTGATTCTACCAAAACCTATCGTCCATTTTCCTGCGGCACATTTATAGGCTTCTAGCTCACACCCTTCGAACTTCTTAATTAATTGTTTGCCTTCTTCTGAAATTTGCATGTTATTCTCCCCATACTTTTGTTTTCTTACCACCGTCGTAGTCGACTGCAAGGTTTTCTTTTTTAAGCAAGTCTGCAACATTACCTTG